GACCTGTAATAGTAGACCCTACATTTGGGTATTAAAAAGGAAATTAAAGATGAGTGACTACACTGGTAAGAATATTCCAGAAAAGAAAGTTGATATGAAAAAGAAGAAGACTTCTGATTTGTATATGAAGGATGGTGTTCCTTGTGGTGATATTGAAGCTACAGGCACTAGAGGTAAAGGGCCTACTGGTAATGGTAGTGGTCCTAAAGTAGGTGGCTATCCTATGGGTGCAAGCAATGCCTTTGCTAAAGGTGTTCCTAATGCAGGCCGTGAAGATATCACCGCTGAAGTAATGAAGCCAGAACATAAAGCCAATGTAAAAGACTCTGTACTTAACACTAAGGAAGACCCTAAGTGGGGTGGAGTAATTAAGCCTACGGATATGGGTGTACATAATACTATTGGTGTAAAGTAATACAGTGCAAGGCTCAAACCCTTTTAATGGTGGTTCTTTAGTCTCCGGTAGTAATACCATCGGTGCTTCAGGAGCAAGTAAAGGACCTCCCAATAATGGAGATATGGCAGGGGCTTCTCCTTCTGCACAAAAGGGCCAAGTAACGCCCCTGATATATTGCCAGAAAGTAAACCTTTTGATGATGTATCAACAGATTATAGTGAACAGAAAAGGTTATCTCAACTTTTTGCTATAGTTAATACTGTTAATACCCGTTTTCAGAGAGCTAAGGAAACTCGTAGACCTCAGGAAATTATCTGGTTACGTAATATCCATCAATGGAGAGGCGAATATAATGAAGATGAGAAATCGCGCATAGCTGTAGCTAAAGCTCGTTCTAAAGAAGCTTCTGATATATTCATTAAGATTACTAAGACTAAGACTACTGCTGCAATAGGACAAATAGAAGAGATTTTATTTCAGGGAAACAAGTTTCCTCTTGAGATTATAGTCCCTAACAAGCCTGATGGCATTGCTAAAGAAGCTTTTGTTGTCCCAGAACAGTTCCCTATAGATGATATTTATGGTTATAAAGGGGATGGTAAGACTTTAAATCCCGGTGATACCAGAAATACCCTCTTAGGAGGTGTTGCAGAACGCTTTAAGAACCTTTTACAAGGGAAGAAGCTTGAAGAAGGCCCTTCTCCTGACCCTAAGCAGTTCCCACAGATAAATCCTGCTGAGATGGCTGCTAAAGAGATGCAGTTTACCATCCTAGATCAGATTGCAGAAGGTAAAGTAGAAGACGAAATTCGTAAATCTGTGTGGGAATGTGTACTTCAAGGTACAGGTGTCTTAAAAGGCCCTATGACCTATGATAAAATCACACATTCTTGGAAGAAAGTAGATGGCAAAAACACTTATTCTCCTGAAACTAAACCTTTTCCTAAAGCTTCATATGTAAGCATCTGGAATTTCTATCCAGACCCTAACTGCACAAGAGTAGAAAACGCTGCTTATATCTGTGAAAAGCACTTAATGACAGCATGGCAGATAGCCGACCTTAAGAATTATGAAGGTTTTGATGCTAATGCTATTGAAAGAGTGCTAAGAAATAGACCAATTCGTACTCGTGATTACTGGGAAAACCAGATTAAAGACATTTCTGTTACTGTCAGTGATGAAAGATATGATGTAATAGAATATTGGGGCTATCTTGAAAGAGAACACCTTGAAGGTTTACCTACAGTAGAGCAGGATGAACTAGCTAAATTAACTAATCAGGCTCAGGTTAACGTTTGGATTGCTAATGGTGAAGTTCTACGTGTAGTTCTTAACCCATTTGTTCCTCAGAGACTTCCTTATTATGCTGTACCTTATGAACAACATGGCTATCAGCTATGGGGTGTAGGTATTCCAGAGAATATGCGCGACCCTCAGAAGATTATGAATGGCCACTGGCGCATGTTAGTGGATAATTTACGCTTCTCAGGCTCAGTTATGCTTGAAGTTAATGAAAACCAGCTTGTACCCGGCCAAGACTTAACTATTTTCCCCGGTAAAATCTTCCGTAAGCAAGGTGGTGCACCCGGACAGAGCATTTATCCTATCTCTGTTAATAGTACTGCTGATTCTCATATAAAAGCTATGGATAAAGCTAGGCAATTATGTGATGAGGCTACCGGACAGCCCTCTTATGCTCAAGGACAGGCTATTGGACAGACCGGAGTGCGTACAGCGGGTCAAACACAGACTTTAATGCAAGCTGCTGCTGGAAATATTAAAGCCGTTATACGTAATTTTGATGATTACCTGCTAGAACCTCTAGGCCAAGCCTATTTTGCTTGGAATATGCAGATGAATGATGATGCTGAGATACAAGGACCTATTAAAATCGTAGCTAGAGGTACTTCTGCTCTTATGCAGAAAGACGTACAGTCTCAAAAGCTGCTACAGTTCTTACAAGTAGTTTCTTCTAATCCTAATCTTACTCCTTTTGCTAATTTAAACTATATTTTAGAACAATTAGCTGTATCTATGGACTTAGACCCTACCAAAATGGTAGCAAATATGGAAGATGCTGCGCTTTTTGCTCAAATAGTAGGGCAAATGCAGGTAGCACAGAATCCACAAGACAATCAGGCAGGAGCTAATGGTGTAAACCAGCCTACTACTGGACCTATGTCCCCTAATACTACTGATGAACATGGTGGTTCTATGGGAGCAGGCAGTACAGGAAGTACTCCACAGCCCGGAAACCCTCAGTTTAGTGGCTGAATAGATGATTTTAGACTATCAAACAGCTAAAAAACTAGAAGCTTTGATTCATCCTGACGTAGAGAAGGCTATTATAGCACTTTTAGACGCTGCTTTAAGGCAAAAAGAAGACATACAAGACAATCCTAATGCTACAGATGCTGAATTAAGGCAGTTTCAAGGCCAAAGAGCCTTAATAAAGGAGCTAAAAGGATACAGAGAACGCATAAAAGAAGCTGTAAAAAGAGAAAAAGATGGCCCTGAATACCCAACAGACCTCTAATAGTGTGTACCCTCAACAGCCTCAAAGTGCCTTTTCTTTTAACTTTGACCCTAATATATTAGCTCAGATAAGTGCTAATCCTAATCAAAACAATTCTGGAGCACAAAATCCTAGTGGTTTTAGTTCCTTAAGTTTTAATCAGCCACAAGCTAACCCTTCTACAGGCAATCAGCCTCCTTCTGTTTCTCCTCAGAATATATTAAGTACAGGACTACAGGCTATTAAGCCAGTTTCTAACCCCATTACAGGGGGTGTCAATAGTGCTCTTAATAGTTTTGGTACTAAACTAGGGTTTGCTGGTAGTTCTGTTGATAGCGCAGCTAATCTAGCCTCTTTTGGAGTTGCTCCGGGGGCTTCTACTGAAGCTGCTGCCGCTGCTGCTGATGCCACTGCAAGCTTTGCTCCCGGCACTAGTAGCTTAGGAGCCAGTACTTTTGGTGGTACTCTCTCAGGTACTTTAGGTGCTGCTGGTTTAGGATATTTAGGAGGTACAATACTTTCTAAGTTTACTGGTGGTAATCCTACAGGAAGTGGGATAGGTGGTGCAATAGGCGCTGCTGCTGGTTTTGCAGGTGCTGAAGCTATAGGTGCAATGATAGGTACTACAATCCTACCCGGTGTAGGCTCCCTTGTAGGGGGAATCGGTGGTGCCTTATTCGGTGGTATGTTTGGTGGTGGAGGCTCTCCAGCTACTCAAGTATCCCAGTTTGACTATAGACCGGGCGACCCGACTAGTACACCTAATTACTTAACTCGTGGTGGAGCAAGTACTAATGATGCTACAAAAATTAATCAAGGCATCCAACCACTGTTACAAGCTGCTAGTAAAGAACTAGGATTTACAATCCCATCTAATATATCGGTTTCTGCTGGTACAAATAGTCTTCACCCGCTAGAGTCTGGGAAACCCGGATATATAGGCGCAAGTGATGGCAAGTCTTCTTGGGACTTAGCTAAAGTAGCTTTTAACCCATCTGACTCAGCCTCTACAAATAATGCTTATCTTCAAGAGATTAAGAGTATAGCTAAAGCTAGTGGCTATACTGATATGAACGCTCTGGAGTCTTGGTTTACCCAAAGACAACAACAGGCTTCCGGTGTTGGTATGGAACCACAGATACCTAATAATCCTAAAGCACAAGGCCCTAGTGAATGGGAAAAATTCTTAACTAACTATAAAGCACAACAAAATGCAAATGCAGCCCCAACCCCAACAGCCTAATAATAACGCTGCTGCTACCCAAGCTGCTATGGCAGTAGGGAAAGCACAGGCTAAGCCAGCTAAACCTAACGATAAAAGTAAGTTTGGAGAAGGCGATCAGGGTAATATTATGGCTACCCTTGAACAGCATCTTAATACTTTAGACCCTAAGCAAAAGACTTTTCTTGCTGGTGCTCTACAACACTATGCTCCCATAGTTATTCCTGTACTAGGGATTGTCTGTGGACAAGAAGTATTCCAGTACTTCATGAACATCTATAACCAACACTTTGCTAATAAACAGCAATCTCCTCAACAGGTACAACACCCTGCTGTAGGACAACAAAATTCTGCTCCTGCCCAACAAGCCGGACCGAATCCGGGGCAACCTATGCCTCAAGCACAACCTCAACAAGCAGGGACACCCGGTCAACCGGCCCCCTAGATAACACTTAGAACAGTGTTCTCTGGATACTTGCTTTAAGCAAACCCAATGGAGAATTACTATGACTGACAATACAGCCCCAAATGAATCCTTTAAGATGGCTGGTAGTGTAACCTCAACTAAACGAGTTTACATGAGAGCCAAAGAAATGGAAGAATTTGAAAAAGAATTGGAAACTTCTCGCCTCGCTGCTGAAAACCCGGATAACACCCCGGCCTCAGAACAGCCTGTAGTTCCTGAGAACCCCGTTTCTTCCGAGCCTAAAGGTGAAGACCCTTATGAAAAGCGGTATAAAGACTTACAGTCCTACACCACTAAAGAAATTAATAAACTTAAGGCTACCCTCGCTGAAAAAGACTCAAAACTCACTGAAGCCCTAGCTTCTGCTGCCCCTCAATTGCCAACCTCTGAAGAAGAGTTCCAGCAATGGGTTAAAGACTTTCCTCCACTTTATAATATCATGCGTACAGCTATCATTAAAGAAATTAATAATGGTACAGAGTTTGCGGATATTAAGAAGCAGATGAAAGAAGTAGAAGACTTTAGACAAACTTTAGCAAACGAGCGTGGAAAGAACGAGCTTCTTAAACTGCATCCTGATGCAGATGACTTTAATGAAGGCGGCTCTAAAAATGCTGAATTTGCTGCATGGTATGACTCACAAGAACCTGAAATTCAAGCTTTAGTGGACTGGTATCCCCTCCAAAATTGGTAGGGCTATTAGTATCTTTAAAGATGAAAAGAAGATTGTGACTAAAACGGTCAGTGATAAGAAAAAGGAAGCTGCCAAAGCAGTTAACGTAGGCCACACCCCTGTTGAAATGCCTGTACAAGGTAAACAATGGAGTGAGTCAATGGTTAACAGGCTAACTCAGAAGGAATATGAAAAACACTATTCTGAAATTGAGAAGTCTCGTGCTAATGGCAACTTTATTTATGATATTTCAAGAGCAAACAACTAACAACATAACAAGGATTTAATATGGCTTTTCCACAATCAGCCGGTTATAATAACCTACCTAATGGTTCTTTTAGTCCGGTAAACTATTCTAAGAAAGTCCTTCTGATTCTCAAGAAGAAGGCAGTCTATGACTTGGTTACTAACACCGAATTTGAAGGTGAAGTTAACCAGCAAGGCGATACTGTAAAGATCATCCAGCAACCTCTGGTGACTGTTGCAAACTACACTCGTGGTCAGCAACTTACTGTCCAGAATTTAACCGACCAAGATATCTCTCTAGTCGTAGATCAGGGCAAATACTATGCCTTCCCAATGGATGACATTGAATTGAAACAGGAACACGTTTCGTTTGAGAACATGGCTGCTGACTCGGCTGCGTACTCTCTGCGTGATGCTATTGACGTAGATATTCTCTCTACTATTAATAGCGGTGTCTCTACCACTACGGCCCTTGGCGCTGTGACTGTGGGTTTTGGTCCTACCAATACCTATACTCCAATGGACTTTATGTCTGCTAATGGACGCCTTCTTGATGAACAGAATGTTCCTGAGGAAGACCGCTGGTATATCGGCTCCCCTCGTTTCTATGAGTATCTGCGTAGGGAAGATTCTAAGGTAATTGATGCAATGGTAATGGGTACGTCTTCTTCGGCTGCTCGTGACCCTCGCCTTTTCATGAGTCTGAATCTCCACGGCTTTACTATGCTCAAGAGCAATAACCTGCCTACTTCGGGTACGGTAATGCTTGCGGGCCATAAGCAGGCTACGGCTACTGCAACCTCTATTCTTGAATCTGAGATGATTCGTAACCCTTCCAGCTTCGGTAATATCTATCGTGGACTTGTTGTGTATGGCCGTAAGGTTATCCGTCCCAAGGCCTTGGTTAATGCAACCGTTACGCTTGGTGACGTTTAATTTTGAAAGGTTAAATAAATGACTGCTCCAACCTATGCTACCCTTACTACCTCCCTAACGGTTGGTGGTACTGGGCAACCTGCTAAAGGCATTGGCCGTTCTCGCCAGATACTAACTGCTGAGCTTGATATTGCTGCTGCTGTTGCTGCTGGCCTGACCACTGGCCAGAGTGTTAAGCTTGTGAATATTCCTGCCCTTACTAAGGTGGTTATTCATGAGGTACGCAACCTGACTACGCTTGTAGGCACTTCTTTCGCTGTAGGAGACTCTACTGATGAGGCTCTTTATGTGGCGGCTGATAGTACTACGACTAGTGGACATGCTGCAACGATTACTTCGGCTGGTAAAGAGCCGGGTACTCGCTATACTTCGGCTGACTTTATTACTGTGAAGCAGACTGTACCTACTTCTGGTACTCTTGGCGTGTTTTACGAGTTGATTGACTTGACTCGCGACCAAATCGCTGTGGTTCCCTAATACTAACTAAACCTGATGAGGAGGGTGTGTAAAAGCACCTTCCTTATCTTGACCTAAGGATTATAAGTTGTCTTCTACCTTTTTGCAATTAACTAATAAGGTGTTAGGACCTTTTAACGAGGTACAGCTTACTTCTTCTACTTTTGCCTCTGCTTCAG